CCCGCGGTGAGCCCTTCAGCCACAAACAGGTCTTTCAGGCGCATGTACATTGGAGGAGTCATTGGCCTTCTCCACATGGAACGACTTCGACGCGCCCCTTTAGAGTACGCTCGTATAGCTCACCTTTACGGCATTTATGGGCTCTGAATGGCCTTGGATGATATCGAACAATTCCGCGCTGGATATCAGCAAAAAACACCCCGCCGATTTGGTTGCCATTCACGAATACTTTTCGAGGACCAAGACCATCTCCAGCAAAATGGATGTTGCGATTCATAATGAGGGTGCCGCGATTCATAATGACAACTCCTTCTTAACAGCCGCATCAATCTGGCTGCGGGTATCCTCGAATCCCTTCGTTAAGAACTCCTTACGCGCAGTTGCGCGCCGGAAGTTCTGCTTAACTTCAGGGTCGTGAACGAAGACGGCATAGTTAGCCGTGTAGCCAACGCGCCCGGTCACGCGCACGCCGTTCGCGGTGATTTCCCGGAACTGGCTATTGATGAGCGTAGACGTGTCGATCGGGGTGTATAGCGCTGCCTGCGCGCTACCGATGAGCATCGCCGACTGCAATGCGCGCACAACCTTGCGCCCCTGGACGTCTTTGATGATGCGATCAAGGTTGGCCTTGGCCTGGCGGATGCCGCGAACTTTAGCGCCCATGCCTATACTCCCGTGATTATTGCGAAATCGTCAGCCAGTCTCTCGAACGTGTCAGCGAACCTGACAATCTGCCGTATCTCATCGGCCTCGTCCGGCGGCGCAGCAGCTGCAGACGCACCAATCAGGATATAGTCACCCTCCCGCGCCGTAGCATGCTCAGTCCATATCGTGTTTTTAACCACGATTTCCCGGCCAAGGTCACCGATTTTCGCAGAGAGACCGCCCTGGTAGTCGCAGAGAATGGCGATCGGCGTCTCCCACCCGTACGGCTGACCTCCGCCGTCGGTATCACTACCGTCGGCATCGCGTATGCGCCGCCAGATTGTCGCCGTCGCGGTGTATGACCAGTTGGCAACGCTAGACATCGCTAACCCCTCAAAGCTCTGGTAGCGGCACCGTCATGCCTGCCATGCTGTGTGTGCAGTCATTCAGATATTGAATCTGCCCGTCTGTCACAAATGAATGGCAAGTGAACGGCTTGTCTTTAGTGGCATCATCAAATTGTTCTGGGTCATCACTGGGCGTGAAGCCAGTAACTAAAACGCTGGGAGTAAGCGTCGGTTTGTCCATGCTTCCATTCCATCCCCATCGAGGGCCTTCTCCATTGCCAACCTGCACTACATGGCGGCTGCAGCACCCAGGACACATGAACGATAACCGGTTATCGCTCGCCTTCTTCACTCGCTCATTCATCTTTCCACCTCAACACGATTGCTCCTGTAGCCTGTATGCGAGGGCAGTTAATCATCCACTGCCCGGCGCCGTTAACGTAAGCCGTGGTCTGCTGGCCGGTGTCGGTCATTACCCACGCCCGAGTGAACGTTCGCGGCAGCCGCTGCTGAACTGAAATCCAGGCCATCAGCAACCACCGACGACCATAAACAGGCCCACGCTGTTACCGGCGCTTATAGGCAG